ACACAGTAAACCCACGACTCCATCGCCCATGTTCCAGCAAGATCCACTCGCCTACTTTTACATCAATTTGTTCTGGACCAACGGAATACACACGACCCCATCGGCTTTTAACACCCTCGCTTTTACCATCATCGCTGGGTAGAACAATTCCGCCTTTAGTTACTTGCGCACCAAAATCCATATCAACAATAACAATGTTATCGCGAATTGGTCTTAGTTTGCTGGCATATACTGGTGTTCTTTTCATTCGTTGCCTTCTGGATCCATGTCTGCTACATTTTTCTTAGCAATCACTGGTTTTGCAGTAACAACTTCTTCAACTTGACGTACATTAATTTGATCCGGTACGATTCTGTTGGCTTCTGCTTCTCTTAGAATATCTTCGCGCTTTCTAACGATCTTGCCGCCTGGCCCTAGTTCGTCACCACGTGCATTTACCTTAAGATTACCCACAGCTGGCGTGAGTTCGTTTATGTTTACTAAACGATTCATATCAACTTCTTTGCCTTGCATTGAACGATATATTTGTTTTGGTTGTTGTTCCATTTTAAATCTCCTTAATTATACTAGTACTTATCTCAGGAATTCCTGCCAGTCAAGATTATATTTAATACTATCGATATGGTGTACCCCTATCAAATAGAGTACATAACTAGCCACACTGGATCCTCTACCCACACCCCAAACCACATTGTTTTTATTGCAAGTATCTACAAAATATTTGAGCCAACGTAATAAATCCAGCATATTGCGTTCTTTGAATGCCACTAGTTCTTCAGTAACTCTAGTGTGTTGCGGATCCCAAGGTGGTGTTTGTTGCCAAATCCACGCTTCTATATCCAGTGTTTTGTATTCTTCAGGCATGTACCAATTTGATTGGCAAGCTGAATCGTAGTCACCGACTTCAAAGTGAGTATCGTAAGGTTCTAGGAATTTAAATCCTATTTTGGATTCCAGTTGTTTGATTGCGTCAGATCGCCGATCGACTAGTAAGGTATCCGTTGCATTAAATTGATAACTTTGATACAACGCATCAAATAGGTCTTGTTCTGAAAATATGGGATTACTGTATTTGTCTAGGCGCATAGCCTATATTTTACTGTATGTTGATTAGCTTGTCAAGGTTTTTATCGCGATTATCAACCATTTTTTGCCATTCAGCACGTTGCCTTCTGGCTTGCTCAGTTTTATATGTGTCCAAAGCCAATGACACTTGTTGTCGCAAATCTGGATTTGCGGATTGAAAATATTTTTTAGTGAGATCGTTGATTTTAAAATCAATCTCACTGTCTTTTAAATTTTCTAAATTTGATATTAATGGATGCATTAATTGTATTCGCCTAAATATCGAAGATACACATTGAGACCGCCATCAATACTCCATGCTTCTATAACTTTAACGTTATCATTAGTTATGGTTGTTAACACCGCAGTTGCAGTTGCTTGTACTCCAGTTACCGCAGGAGCTCCTATAGTAACTTGTGGTGGCACAGTAGTCCAGCCGTCGCCGCCATCTGTAACAACTATGCTGTCAATAGCACATACTAAATCTACTCTTGCTCCCGAACCTATACCGGTTAATGCTGTGACAGTTTTTGAACCAGCTAATGGTGTTGACAACGGACCGTTAACACTGACGCTAACGTTGGTAATACCACCTGAACCGTTAACTCCGGTTACTGACAACACAATACTTGTGTCTTGGTTTACAACTAGCAAATCGCCGTTGGCATAATTAGAACCAAGTGAGCCTGAACTAGCAGTTGCTGAAAGAACTTTGTATTTGGCAGTTGCGATTGCAACTGTACCGCCAGCTAATGTTGGACTAGTAAATGAAACAGTAGTTGGCGTGATATATTTACTTCCTGGTTCAGTAACGGTGATGCTTCTAACACTTTCTCCACCAACTTTAAACCCATAAGTTGTGCTGTTTGGCAATGTAGGATATGCCACATCATATCTAATAGATCCGCCTCCGCTGGTTGCAAATCCTGGTGTTCGCACTCCGTTTTGATCGCTGGCAATCAATACACGAATTAATCCCATTTTGCCCGCAGTTGGCCATCCTGTAAATGTTAAAGTTGCATCTCCTGCTAGGATAAATCTCTGTACAGGACCATTAATCAAATCTACATTAGAAGCTGTTGAAACAGTGCCTCCGCTAAAATACACGCCGTAAAATCTATTGTACAAGCCATTGCTTATAGTGCTACCATTTAGGTCGTTGTTAACAACTGCGTTGGTTGTGAGATTGGCTTTTAACACTGCATTGGTTTGCAATGCGGTAAGTTCTGTTTTGGCAATGGCTAATCCTGCTGAAATAGCTGTAAAATTATCACGAAACCCTTGGCTGTTATTGTCAACACCTGCAACTGGGTAAGATGTGTTAATTGTTCCGACATTTATTTGACTGGTCATACTGTTATCCTATCGTTTCTAAATACAAGATATTTATCGTTAATCGAACCGGTGACAGAATCTATTATGTATCTGTCCACTGTGTAATCTAAAGATTTAAAATCAAATTCGCTGTGCTGGATATTTAATAAAATATCAGCACTTTTGCCCGCCTCGCAGTAACAAATTGGAATTGCCAACACAAATCCTAATTCTTGACTATTCCCAGGTTGTATACTACGCATCCATAAAGGCATGTAGTTCCTCTCTGTTCCGCCGGTATCTTTAATCCTGCTACGCCAATTGGTAATACTGTTTGGAAAATAGTTATTGACATTGGGATTTGAAACTTCGTAACCTGTGCTGTCAGCTGTGATTATCGGCTCTGGCCTAACGTTTTCTGGACTGTCGGCACCCAACGAATCCAAGGTTCTGCTCCAAATATTGGTACTGCTATCGATAGTTATAGTATCGCTAGACAGCCCTGGTAATTGAATATTTCTTGGCAAATATTTGCCGTTTGGCTCTTGCGGATCCACAACGCTGACATATATCACTTCATATACTACGTTGTTAGTGCCAGGCTGAATAGCAACTGCGGATTTAACTGGACCAAAAGCAAATCGTTTTCTTTTGTGATTCAAACCAATTGCACCAACAAACCTAGCGGCATCTTTGGTTTCTATACCGGCATATACCATCATGTTTAAATCAGTCTGAACTCCAAAATTAGCATCATTGGTTCTATAAATGCTACTAGGTGTAAAAATAGAAGTATCGGTAATGAATGATTTCCAAAGAGCTCGTTGTGATTGTTTTAAGAACGGCTTGGTTCTGATATTGCTGAAACTTATATCGTTTGGGGTATCAATGTACAAGGTAAATGTGCGAGTAGTTGCACTATAATCATATTGATCTCTAGCTTGCACAGTGAATGTATATTGCTTGTCTATACTGGTAGTATCAAAATCAAAAGTTATAAATTTTCTACTTGAGCTAACTGTGTCGTAAAATCTCGTAAGGCCTTTTGATCCAGAAACAGCATCATAAAATTGATTGACCTTGCCTATAATTTCTCCGTCATAGTTTAGCGATAATCCTGGAGGCAGTGATCCACTAGTTAACGTATAGGAAATAATTGCATCAGGGATAGTACTTGAAGCGGCCACATGTAAATTAGAAATAAAATTTGCATTAATGTTGCCCAAGTCGGCATCAGTTAGCCATGTTATTACACTGTCGATCTCGCCAATAATACCAATAGTAAATGTTCTGGATGCAGTTGCACTGTCTTGTTTGTCTCCAAATCTAGTGGCAGTGATGGTGAAGTTATAAGTTTTTGTGATAGCTGGCTGATATGGAACCAGCCCGTATACTGTAGCAGTTTGTATATCAAAATTGGTACCTTTAGGTAAAGTACTCAATGTTCCAATATAAAAACTAGTTCCTGTTGGTATGCTTACTTGTAGCGGTGTTAATATAGTGAGACGATAACGTCCATTGCCTAAATTCTCCGCCACACTGATTTTATAAAGTTGATCAGTTGCACCTGGGATTATACCTTCAAAGTGGCAATAATATCCAGGCTGTATGGTTCCAGTAACGTTAGTTACAGTTATTTTATTTCCGTTTTTAAAATTGTCTGAAGGTAAAATATTGACTGCTTGAGCTTTTACTTCCTGATTGATCAATTCTAAATTATAAAACACATTGGAATCATCATACAGTGCAACTGGTACAGTTAGATAGTTATTGGCTCTAAATAATCCTATGTTGGGGTTGGTAAGCCATGCTGGCTGTCTAAGATAAGTAACGTCAGCGGTGAATAGCTCATCGGCAAATCCATCTGTGGTAGTGGTGTCTGCTCTAAATTGGCCATCGCCCACAACAAATATTTTAAAAATTCTTTGAGCAATACTGGTACCATCGGACACAGTTACTTTAAATTGATAATTAACATTCAGTGTCGATGGTCGAAGATTGGGCAAGTTGTAATCGTAAAAAACTCTGTCGTAAATGTAACTGTCAAATCCGTTGGTCGCTCTCAAACCAAAGTCAAAAGCTGCCGCATCATAGTATGTGTTGTCATAAGTGCCGTTGTTATCTTCTGGTTTAATTTTTATAGCAGGCAAAATAAATCCGCTAATTTTTCCATCTGACGACATGGTCAGTCCTGGAGGCAGTTTTCCATCGCCTGAAGATATAAAATATGTTAATTTTTGACCAGCACTGGTATCCAAATCAAATGCTTCAATTTGATAATTGATGTAAGTCTTGTCCAACACATACATTTGTTTATGTGTACCAACTGCCAATCTTCCAGTTGTGGTTATGAATTCTGGAGCATCTGCTCCGTCTATGGTTATAGAATATGTTCTATCGGCTATTTCGCCCGCGGCGGACGTTGCTCTCACACAAAATGTAAACGTGGTAATGTCAGCAACTGAATATGGAGTTCCGGTAATTGTACTGCCAACAATTTCCAACCCAGGCGGCAACTTACCTGAAATAACTTTGAATGTTGCTCCGCTAGTATATCCTGACACTAATGGCAATGGACTATTAAAAATAGCCTGTTCTTGGAATGTTCCAAAAGTATAGCCTGACGGTTGTGACCAAATATTCAATGCCATGCATTTTCTCTGTTAAACAAATGTGCCAAAATTAAATCTGTTAGCGGACTGTGGGCCAATAAAGGTGCCCATGTCAAACGTATAACCCTGAGCGTTAGTTTCGTAACCTGTAGGATTGTTAAATGATCCAAAGTCAATAGCAATGTTGTTGTTGGATTCGATCAGCAAGGCTATCATAGAGTTAAGAGCTACAATATCAATTCCATAAACACTGGCTTTTACATCGCCTGCTCCGACAATATCTCTGTTATTTAAATTTAAATTGCCGCCCAGTGCGGGCGTAATATCTTCTACTAATCGTGTGTTGGCTTTTAAATTTACTGTGTTATCAGTTGCGGTCAGTGTAACTGAGTTGTCTGTACTGGTAAGACTTTTAAACTGCAATATAGTGCTGGTTTTGCCCCTTAGTACAGCAGTGCCAGATCCCAGGTTAACACCGTCATTAATCTGTGCATCGCTGTCTAACAGCGCAAAGTTGGCATTAACCTTGTTAAATGCTGTGCGCAAATCGTCACCAGTACCGTCATTTGCATATCCACCTATTTCAATTCGTTGTATTGGCATGTTCTGCTCCGTTTTATATATTTACCGTTTCTAGGAACTCTAAAGTCTTGATGAGTTCAGCATACTTCTTTGGGCTCAAATAAGGCGCCAGCGCCATACGATTGTGGCCAGGCACATACTGATGCAAGTTGCTGGTGCTACTCAGCTGTTTGACACCGTTGTCAATGTAAGTTTGATTCATTGTGACCACAGTCACAGTGGTGGCTTTGATATCCACAAGGTTGCGACCAATATGCACATCGGTGGGCGCGGCTCCTATTTTGCGGGCAAACTGTATTAATTCCAATGCGGCGTTGGGTTTGATAATGTATCCGTAAGCACCCCAGATGAATTCACCTGTGCCATGCCAAGTGCCTTTGGCAGG